TATGACAAGAGGTCAAGCAGTTCATGTTACTGGTTCTAATGGAAATAACATGTTTGAGGTTGATTTGGCAGATGCTTCCGATGCCTCTAAGATGCCCGCAATCGGTATTATTTATGAAAGCATACCAATCAATGGCGAGGGTGCCGCTGTTACATTTGGTAGAGCTAACGGAATTAGTGGAATATCCGAATTTATAAATGGTGACACACTTTATGTTGCAAGTGGTATTCCAGGTGGTTTAACAAATGTAAAACCGTATGGAGTTGATCTTGATCTCATTCAAAATATTGGTGTCGTTGTTAATAAGAGTTCGGGTGTCGTGTTCGTGACAGGTATTGGTCGCGCAAATGATATTCCAAATGCGAGGATTATCACAGACTACAATGACATGCAATATGTCTATGTGAATAGCGAAAACAATGATTTGAAGAAGATTGCTTCTGAAAACCTAAACATTCCACTCACAACAGCTGTGAGTAATTCAAGCAATTCCGCAGCAAATGCGGTGACCCTCCGAGGTGTGAGTATTACTTCTGGTGATGGTTTCCATGGTGACCTTGTGGTTGCTGGAAATGTAACCGTTGATACGAACACTTTCAAAGTAGATGCGGAGGCTAACCGAGTTGGTATCTTGACAGCGTCACCCGGACAAACCCTTGATGTGAGAGGCGCTGCGAATGTGGGTACTTTCACAACTACAACGGGTACGGTCACGGATGCTACACACTCCACCTCCAAAGATACTGGTGTTCTTGTATTGACCCAAGGTGGTCTTGGTGTTGAAGCGAATATCCACTCTACGAATGTTTTCGCAGCTTCACACATTGCTGTGGGTACTTCGGCGACTTCAAATACATTTGATGTTCGGGGTACAGCCAATGTTGGGGCACTTGTCGCTACATCTACACACATTTCCGATGATACTACATCTACAAGTATAACATCTGGCGCCCTCCAAGTGAGGGGTGGTGTGAGCACTCAAGAAAACTTGAATGTTGGGGGTGTTACTAAAGTTTGGGACTCAACGAACGCTGGTAATAAGACTTCCGGCGCCCTTCAAGTTTTGGGCGGTGTGGGTATTTCCCAAGACCTATACGCGACAGATGGTCATTTCAGCGCTGATGTGAGTGTTGGATCCCTCACAAATAAGAAGATTCCATACGCCAATGCGAGTAAGATTTTAACAGATTCCCAAATTTCACAAGAAGATGGAACTGTTGTTATTTCAGGTGATGTTGAAATTAGCGGCAGCTTACTTGTCGGTGGTGAATCATTTGAAGTATCTGCGGGAGAACTTGTTGTTCAGGATCGTATCATTGATATTGCCAATAACAATCCAGATCACGCACTTGATATTGGTATCCTCATGGAACACCCTGGGCACAATATCGGCATAATTCATCATGACACAGATGAACTCACAATTGGTTATACACAAGCTGGTTATGGTGATGATCACGTGTTATGGGACACTTCAAATCACATTACCATGAATGTATGGGGTCATGTGATCACACAAAACACAGTGACTGTTGAATACAATGATGTCTATATTGTTGGGGGTGGTCTTGGTATCGGTATTGGTGATCGGGGAGATGGGACACCCGACGCAAACATTCATGTGGTTGGTAATGTTCATGTGACATCAAATATCACAACAAGTTCAAATGTTCTTGTGAACGGTGACGCAGTGGCTACTTCAAAGACAACGGGTGCCCTCCAAGTAACAGGTGGTGTTGGGGTTCAAGGGGATATTTATGCAACGAATGGAAATCTGTCTGGTGATCTTGCGGTTGATACAGACACTCTGGTAGTTGATTCAGATAATGATTACGTTGGTATTAATAAAGCAGACCCAGTAGTTGCTTTGGATGTTGTGGGTGATGGTGCATTTACAGGTGATGTATCTGGTGTTGCTGGCTCTTTCTCAGGTGCAGTAAGTGGTACAACGGGTACATTTACTGGTGACGTTTCTGGCGCTGCCGGCTCTTTCTCAGGTGCAGTGAGTGGTACAACGGGTACATTTACTGGTGACGTTTCTGGCGCTGCCGGCTCTTTCTCAGGTGCAGTAAGTGGTACAACTGGTACATTTACAGGTGATGTATCCGGTGTCGATGGTTCTTTCTCGGGTGCAGTGAGTGGTACAACGGGTACATTTACTGGTGACGTTTCTGGCGCTGCCGGCTCTTTCTCGGGTGCAGTAAGTGGTACAACTGGTACATTTACAGGTGATGTATCCGGTGTCGGTGGTTCTTTCTCGGGTGCAGTAAGTGGTACAACGGGTACATTTACAGGTGATGTATCCGGTGTCGGTGGTTCTTTCTCGGGTGCAGTAAGTGGTACAACTGGTACATTTACTGGCGACGTTTCTGGGGTTGCAGGTTCGTTCTCAGGTGCAGTGAGTGGTACAACGGGTACATTTACTGGTGACGTTTCTGGGGTTGCAGGTTCGTTCTCAGGTGCAGTAAGTGGTACAACTGGTACATTTACAGGTGACGTTTCTGGCGCTGCGGCCACTTTTGACAATTTGAGCGTTGCTGCAGATACGAATACGACAGGTATAATTGGTAGCGCTAAGGTGGGTTATATGGGTTATACCGATTGGGGTGGAATATCACATTACGATAGAGCGAGTACTGGAAACTACGCACTAATTCAAAATGCGGATGGTCAAACACTCATTAACTGTTCATCTGGGCAAAACATACAGTTCAGGGAAAACAATACCGCCAAAATGGCACTTTCAGGTGGAAACCTTGGTATTGGTGAAACATCTCCATCTACCAAACTCGTAGTCGCAGGTGGTACAATCATAAACTCAGATGCAGTTGCAAAGAAAACTTACTCCTATTCAGGGGATTTAGCGAGTGCTCAAACAATCGCAAACTCCACAATCAAACTTACTTTCACAAATCACACGTTCTCTGCAAAGGTTGTCGCTCATCTCGTAGAATCAGTCAATGAAGTGAGCACACTCTCATTTGAGTGCTGTGGAGGTAACTGGACTGGTTCCGAACCAATAAACGATATAGCTCTTGGTCCTGTAACCGTTTTTGGTCCAACGAGTACAAACCCATGGGATCCAGATGTTACAACGACGACCACAACGGTGTCTTTCAAACCTACAACAAATATGGCAGCAGCTGGTCACTACAATGTGTTCGTTGAATACTTCTGCCAGGACAGCGCGGGCGAACTTACATCTCTACATGAAGGTGCTACAGCAGAAGTGTCGGACTTTGGCTATTAGATAAAAACCCAGCCAAAAAAATTGTATTATAATAACAAATGGCAACTACGAATATTCAAAAGTTTGCCGGTGATGTTGAAGTGGGTGGAACGGTAACTGGCGACGGTTCTGGACTCACAACTCTCAATGGTTCCCAGGTGACAACCGGTACCGTTGCAGAAGCGCGTATAGCCAATTTGAATGCCAGTAAGATTACTGCAGGGACACTTGGAACTGATCGTATCCCTAGCTTGGACGCCAGTAAGATTACTTCGGGAACACTTGGAACTGGTCGTATCCCTAGCTTGGACGCCAGTAAGATTACTTCGGGAACACTTGGAACTACTCTTATCCCCGACTTGGACGCCAGTAAGATTACTGGAGGGACGATAACACGACCCGTTCATAGTACGGACGCGGTTAAAGGTGCATCACTTTGGACGGATCGGTATATATATCACGAGGATGATACTAACACATATTTAGATTTTCCCGCCGCTGACACCTTTAGGGTGGTAACTGCCGGAAGTGAAAGAATGCGTGTAACTTCGGATGGGAATATTGGGATTGGGACGAACAATCCGGGTAAATCACTTGAAATTAAATCTGACAGTGGAACATTAGGAGGGTACCTAGACTCATGGTATCAAGGCACCTCTGGTGGTATACATTTAGGTGCAAGATCGTCTAATGGCGTTTATTATAATAATGTGACTTGCAGGGGTGATGGCTATACGGGAATTGGTATCACTAATCCCAGTGTGACATTTCATCACCATAATGGTCCATGGATGCATAGCCACGGTCAAAACATATCTAATTATGGATTCTTTACCGGTAATGTTAAATTTGGTTTACGCGTCGATCAGACTGGATCCGTTACATGGGGTAATAGCACGACGACAGCATATAACCAGGGTATAATTTTTACTCAGGGTACTGGTGCAAATCAGTACTGGGCAATTGGAAGACAGGGTGCTAATGGCAGTCTTTTATTTTCCAACAACGGATATGCAACTGGTTATATCGCTCAAGGTTTAAACAATCGTGTAATGAATTTTACTGGACAACACAGAACCTTTGTTACAGACATCCCTTTTAAAGAAGCGATAAATAATGAGGGTCTCATTGTTTCAGCAAATACTAATAAATATATCAAAATGTCAGATGGAATAGATGCGGGTTCAAATGCTATCACGGTAAATGAATCTCTCCCAGTGTGTACATTATCAAATGTTGCATATGATAAGACGTGTTTTGGTGTAGTTTCCGCCTCAGAAGATCCAGATAACAGACATGATTCTGTTGGTTCTTTCTGTACTCCTTTCCAAAAAGAAAACGGTGATACGCGTGTATTCATCAACTCGGTGGGTGAAGGTGCTGTTTGGGTTGTAAATGCAAATGGTCCTATCGAGTCAGGTGATTATATAACTACATCCAATGTACCTGGATATGGGATGAAACAAGATGGGAATTTTCTTGCTACATGGACTGTAGCCAAATCTACAATGGATTGCAATTTTGATCCTGTAACACAACCCGTTAAAAGAATCGTAAAAGAATTGACGGATATTAATTATTACCTTCGTAGTAATACTTCAAACGAATTTATGACAGAAGAAGAATATAATAAACTAGATGACGAAAATAAAAAAATGTACAATTTTGCTGAAGTCCGACAGGATTTAGTTAATGTACTTGACGAACATAACCAACTTCAATGGGAAGACCACCCCACAGAAACAGAAAAAGCTTACAAAATAAGATACCTTACACATGATGGTACGGTGACTGATGAAGCGAACGCCGACTACACCGCAGCTTTTATTGGATGTACTTATCACTGTGGTTAAATTTTTATTTCTAAAATACACTTTATACAATAGTGACTTGACACTTAAAAAAATAAACTCTCACTATAATATAAAATGTCTGGTGGTATCGCCCAACTTGTTGCTGTCGGTGCTCAGGATGCGCACCTCGTCGGTCAGCCCGAAATCAGCTTTTTCCGCTCTACCTACAAGCGCCACACAAACTTCTCCCAAACCGTGGAACGCCAAGTGATCCAGGGGAATGTGTCTGCCAATGGCATGTCCACTGTTCGATTCGAACGCAAGGGAGATCTCCTCAACTATGTGTACCTCATGCCAATCAAGGGTGATGGTGTTGGTGCCAACACTTTCTCTACTAACTGGTCGGATGTGATCACTAAAGTGGAACTTCTTGTCGGTGGACAAGTTATTGATGACCAAGACGTCACCTATTCTTCCCTTATCGCTCCAACTCTTTCCGCAACTAACACTTCAAAGTCTGTGTCTGGACAATTGTACAATGGTATTAACAATGCCCAATTCTACCCACTTCGCTTCTTCTTCTGTGAAAACTGGCAATCTGCACTTCCATTGATTGCTCTTCAATACCACGATGTTGAACTCCGCATTACATGGGGTGCCGACGCTGCGGGTAGCAAGTGGGAAGTTTACGCGAACTACGCGTACTTGGATACTCAAGAGCGTGAGTTCTTCGCTTCCAACCCACAAAACATGATCATTACTCAAGTCCAAAAGGCGACTGCCTCTGGTGCCAAGATTCAAGAGCTCAACTTCAATCACCCAGTCAAGTATCTCGCCGCCGCGAATGCTTCTGGTGTCAATATTCTTGGTGATGATGGTACAACCGATAATAAGCTTAAGCTCCAAATTAACGGTACCGATATCGCGGATTATAAGTTTGCCAATCCAAACTTTTCCACTGTGGCTCTTTACTACCACACCACAAACGGCGCCTCAACCGTTGCCAGTGATTCTACCGAAAAGTTGTTCTTGTACCCATTCTGTTTGGAAACTGGTAAGCTCCAACCAACTGGTACTCTCAACTTCTCCCGTCTCGATTCCGCTCGCATTGTGAACGATCTCAATAGCTCCAATGATGATATCTACGCAGTGAACTACAATGTTCTTCGCATTGAGAACGGTATGGGTGGTCTCCTCTATTCTAACTAAATCTCTCCGTATTTAATAAATTGCAATGTGGAACTTAGTCTTCCTCCTCGCCATCGTTTTTGTATTGACGTACGATCCAAAATCCAGGACACTTGAAAAGTATGTTGGTGTACCAACGCCACCAACTCAAAGATCCTGCGAACCTACGCATTACGAAGCCGTACAATTTGCTCAGAGTCCCTACGAATGCCCTCCCCCAGGCAGAACACATATGGGTGCACTTACTTAAAAAGAAGGGACGCAATTAAACCATAATGATTCCAATGGACCGCGAAACTCTTATGATGATCGCTACAATCGTGGCGATCGCTGGTGTTATCTTCCTATTCAAGGAAATGAATAAGGCAAAGCAAGATGTTGAAAGCCTCAAGAACTTCTCAGCCCATCTCGTACATCGTCTCAGTGGTCCAGAACCACAACCACAAACTGTGGAGGATGATGACACTGAATCCGAAAAGGGTGCTGAAGAAAAGAAGGAGGAATAAACATATCCGCTTATTATAACTTGCGAATGCGCAATGAAAAAATACAAAGCTATAGCGATACCGGTCAGCTTTGCTGATGAGAAACCCAAATTTCTCACAGTGAGGGACCGAAGATTCAAGGATTGGATTTTTGTAACAGGGGGTTGCAGAAGAAGGGAAATTTTCAATCCAATTAGGTGTGCTCTCAGGGAGCTTGAGGAAGAGACTCGTGGTACAGTTGCCCTCAAAAACGGTGAATATACAGAGTTTAAATTTACGGTTAAAGAAAGTCCTACAGTGGACTTGGAATACAACGTCTTTATCTTTTTTGTAAATTACAATAAATCCGAACAACAGGCTCTCGTAAAGAAGTTTTATGAAGAAAAACAGAAAACAAATCTTAAGAAAATCAATAAACAACCAATAAAAAAGACATTTGATGAAAATGATTACATGAGTTTTGATACTCTTGAAGAGTTTAACTCACGTAAGCGTTGGAAACTTATAGTTGATAATGTTCTCAGAAATCCAGAGTTTTATTCGTGTGTGACTTCTCTTAATAGAAAAACATTCTCTATTAAATAGAATGAAGTCCAAAGCTTACATT